TGAATTGCAGTTGGGAGACTTTTGGGCATGGAAAAGAGACGATTTATCAGAAGACTATCCAGTAGCATCTTATTCATTATCTTATGAGTTTAATTTAATTGATGGGTCTACAGCTTCTAACTTTACAATAGAAGCTACTGAGTCTAATGATACTTACATTATAGAAGCAAGTAGCACATCTTCTTATACAAAAGGTAACTATAACTGGGTTTCTTATATAACAAGAACATCTGACTCAGCAAGAGTTAAGTTAGAAGAAGGGTTTGTAGAAATACAAGATAATTATGCTACCACATCAGCTTCAGTTAGAAGTCATGCAAAAATTGTTTTAGATTCAATAGAAGCTGTTATAGAAAATAGAGCAAACATTGACCAATCATCTATGTCTATAGCTGGAAGGTCATTATCAAGAATGTCTGTAGACGAACTTTTAACTTTTAGAGATAGATATAAAGCCGAATACTTAAAAGAAGTTAAACAATTAAGAATTAAAAACAAAAGAGGGTCAGGAAATACACCCAAGGTAAGGTTTGTAAAATAATGGCATGGTATAACAGAATATTAGGCATTAATGAGCCTAAAAAGAAAAAAAGACAAGCATATAGAAGAAGTTACGCTGGTGCTAATACTGGTAGACTGTTTGCAGATTTTATAACCACCTCAACTAGTGCTGATGCTGAAATAAAAGATAACATAAGAATACTCAGAGATAGAGCAAGAGAGTTAGCAAGGAACGATAGCTATATTGCAAGATACCTTAACCTGATGGTGTCTAATGTTATCGGTAAGCATGGCATAAGAGTTAGTAGCAAAAGTCGAAATGACAATGGTTCATTAGACCTTGCTGCTAACCAGCTCATTGAGTCAGCTTGGAAGGAATGGTCAAAGGTTGGTAATTGTACAACCAATGGAAGATTGTCATTCTTAGATTGTCAAAAGATATTTATTGAATCTTTATGTAGAGATGGTGAGGTCTTAATAAGAAAGATAAAAGACAGCAATTCTCCTTTTGGTTTTCAATTACAGTTTTTAGAAGCAGACCACTTAGATGAGAACAAAAACGATGTCTATAAAGCCACAGGTAATCGCATCAAGATGGGTGTTGAGGTAGATAAATATGATAAGCCAGTGGCATATCACTTATACAAAGACCATCCATACGATAGGGTTTACTTAGCTCAAGCACAACACATTAGAGTTCCTGCTGATGAGATTATCCATGCTTACCTACCTACTAGAGCAGAACAAACTAGAGGTGTTTCTTTGGTTGCTACAGCAATGGCTAATGTGAAGATGTTAAATGGTTACTTAGAAGCAGAAATAGTTGCAGCTAGAGTTGGTGCATCTAAAATGGGTTTCTTTACTTCACCTGATGGTGATGGATATGTTGGTGATGGCGAGTATGAAGATACTTTCAATCCAACAATGAACGCACAGGCTGGTGTATTTGAACAATTACCTCAAGGTATGGACTTCAAAGCATTTGACCCTACACACCCAACATCTGCTTTTGATTCATTTACAACTAGTGTTTTAAGAAGTATTGCATCAGGTTTAAATATTTCTTACCACTCATTATCTAACGACTTAACTTCAGTTAATTACTCTAGTATCAGGCAAGGTGCTTTAGAAGATAGGTCTATGTATCAGATATATCAACAATTTGTTATTGAGCATTTTGTGAACCCAGTATTTCAATCTTGGTTAGAGATGTCTATATCTACAGGTTACATCAATCTACCAATGGGTAAGTTTGATAAATTCTCTAATTCAGTAAACTTCATACCTAGAAGTTTTGCTTGGATTGACCCATTGAAAGAAATGCAGTCAAACGTACTCGGCTTACAAAATGGAACAATAAGTTATTCAGATATTGCTGCTGCTTATGGTAGAGATACTGAAGAGTTATTTGAACAACATCAAAAAGAGATAGAACTAGCTAAACAATATGGTATTGAACTAGCCTATCAACCATTTGGTGCTAAATTGCCAGTAGAAGCTAATATACAAGGCGGAGATAACGAAGATGAGTAATCCTACTCAGGGCATGAAAGAAGAAGCTCAGAGAGGTTTAGATTGGCGTGAAGAGCATGGTAGAGGTGGCACTAGGGTTGGTGCTGTAAGAGCAAGACAAATAGTAGCTGGTGAAAATCTATCTGATGAAACTATCAAAAGAATGTATAGCTTCTTCAGTAGACATGAAGTAGACAAACAAGCTGAAGGATTTAAGCAAGGTGAAGAAGGTTATCCTTCAAATGGAAGAATAGCTTGGGCATTATGGGGTGGTGATGCTGGTTATTCTTGGTCAAAAAGATTAGTAGAACAAATGAAGAAAGAACAAGAAAGAGCAGTATCAGGTAAAGCTCTTGAAATGATTAAAAACAAAGTTGAAGAACATAATGAGGAAGTTGGTGATGCTAAAACCAAAAGAACTAACGTATCTACATTATCAAAAGTTTATGAAAGAGGGATTGGTGCATATAAAACTAATCCAGCTTCAGTCAGACCATCGGTTAGTAGTCCTGAACAATGGGCAGCAGCTAGAATTAACAGTTTCTTATTTGCTTTAAGAAATGGTAAGTTCAGAAGTGGCAAACATGATACAGACCTACTACCTGAAGGACATCCTTTATCCACAAAGAATAAAGAGGAGAAAGCTATGGAAAATAAAGAAGATAGACATATCCTCAATGTTAGTGAAACAGACGATAAAGTTATTGTTGAATTTGCGAAGCATGAGGATGTAGAACATGAAGGTGATGAAGTAGAAACAACTGATGAAGTCTCTATGCTTGAATCAGATGAAGAAGAAAGAAAAGTAATTGATATGCCTATGAAATATAGAACTATTGATTTATCTAAAGCTTCTTACATTGATGAAGAAAGTAGAAGGGTTAGAGTTGGCGTTTCTAGTGAAGAACCAGTTGAAAGAAGTTTTAGTATGGAAGTACTAGGACATTCTGCTGATGATATAAACATGGAGTTTATAAACTCAGGAAGAGCACCATTATTACTTGACCATGACATGGAAAAGCAAATTGGTGTAATTGAAGAATTCAAATTAGATGAGACAGCAAAAAGGACAACTGCTGTAGTTAGATTTGGTAAATCTGCTTTAGCTCAAGAAATATTTGAAGATGTGGCTGATGGTATACGTATGAACATTTCAGTTGGCTACAGAGTCGATAAATTAACTAGAATGAACAAAGATGATGAGAATTACTATAAAGCTCAATGGACACCTATGGAAGTTTCTTCTGTATCTGTTCCTGCTGACCAGTCAAGACTTGTTGGAGTTGGTCGTTCTAAAGATAAACAAAATATTAACAATATAGAGGTAATAACAATGGAAAATAAAGATATTAATCTTGACGAAGTTAGAACTCAAACTATTGATGAAGCTAAAGCTGAATTTAAAAGAAACTCAAAAGAGATTATAGATTTAGCAGCTAGACACAATAAAAGAGATTTAGCTGACAAAGCGATTGCTGATGGTATCTCTGTTGAAGAATTTAGAGGCGTATTGCTAGAAAATATTTCTAACAACACTCCACTAGAAACTCCTTCAGAAATCGGTATGACTAAAGAAGAAGTAAGGGAATTTAGCCTAGTAAGAGCTATTCGAGCTATGGCTAATCCAAGCGATAGAAGAGCACAAGAAGAAGCTGCATTTGAATTTGAATGTTCTGCTGAAGCTGCTAGACAATATGGTAAAGATGCTCAAGGTATCATGCTACCTGCTGAAGTTCTAAGCAACTGGGGTAAAAGGGATGCTGACGTGACTGATAATGCTGGTCTAGTTGCTGAAGATTACAAAGGCTCAGACTTTATTGATATTCTCAGAAATGAGTCTTCAGTAATGAGAGCTGGTGCTACTATGCTTAGAGGATTACAAGGTAATGTTGTAATACCTAAGAAAACTGCTACTGCTGCAGCAGGTTGGATTGCTACTGAAGGTGGTACTTCAGCTTCTGAACAGCTAGAAGTTGGTTCAGTCACTATGTCACCTAAAGTAGTTGGTGCACATACAGATGTAACTAGATTATTACTACAACAATCTTCATTAGATGTTGAGAACTTAATCAGAGATGACCTAACAAAATCTATAGCTACTGCTATTGATTTAGGTGCTTTAGCTGGTTCAGGTTCAAGTGGTCAGCCTACAGGTATTGCTAATACTTCAGGTATTAACACTACTACTTTTGCTGCTGCTAACCCAACATGGGCTGAGATTGTTGCTATGGAATCTGCTGTTGCTAATGACAACGCATTAACTGGTTCTTTAAGCTACATTTGTAGACCTGCTGACTTTGGTACTTTGAAAACAACTGAAAAGGCTAGTGGTACTGCTCAGTTTGTTGTATCTCCTGATAACACTATGAATGGTTATAATGTAATCAGAAGTAATCAAGTAACAAGTGGAGATTTCTACTTTGGTAACTTTGCAGACTTATTAATTGGTATGTATGGCGGATTAGATATAACTGTAGACGCTTATAGCCTAAGTCAATCAGGTGGAGTAAGAATTGTTGCTCTACAAACTGTTGACACTGCTGTAAGACACGCAGTATCTTTCTGTAAATCTTCAGACTAATTAACTGATGCTTAAATGGAATGGGGGTAGCAATACCCCCAACTTAAATATGAAAAAATACTTAATAACAAGCGATACAATCGCAGATGGTAAAAAGGTACATGCAGGTGATGTTGTTGAATTGCCTGAAGATATTGGACATCAACTTTGCTCTTATAAGAAAGCAGAGGTTCATGTAGCAAAACCTAAAGCTAAAAAAGAAGATAGAAGCGTAGGCTTAAAAACTTCTAAAGTAAAAGCTACTAAAACTAGAGCTAAAAAATAAATCATGCCATTAGAGAGTGCTTTAGACTTTAATTCTTATGTAGATACCACAACAGGGCATGGTGTTAGTGGTTTTTTTATTGAAGTTCAAAGTGCATTATGGGATTCAAGATTAAGATTGATTGATACTTGGTACGATATTGATTCAGGTGATTCTTATCCTATAAACCTAATAATAGACCAAGAGTATTTTGCTATAGGTGGCGGTACTGTTGATGTAGATGGATTTCAACCAAGAGCAATAATAAAATCATCTGATGCACCGCATATATCTCAAGGAGATAGACTGTTAGTAAATGCAATTACTACAAACAAAGGGAACACTTTAGTTCCACAAACATTTTTCACAATTCAAACAGTAGAGCCTGACAATACAGGTTTAATTTCATTGGTTTTAGAGGAAGAATAATGTCTCAATTCATGCTTGAAACTGAAGAAGATATGTTAGGTTATCTTGATGCCGAGTATGGTCATGGAATTGATGCTGTTTATACAAGGAATGGCACATCTTCTAATATCGTTATCATTTTAAATAATGAATATGTTGAGCAAGATTTAGGAGTTGGTGTAGAAGCACTTAAACCAATGGCCACTTGTAGAAGCATAGATATTCCCAATGTTTCTTATGGAGATACTTTGAACGCCAGTGCTATAAAAGATACGAATGGGAATATATTAAAAGCAGCACAAAACTATACAATAGTTAATGTGCAAAAAGACAGAACAGGATTCACTGTTTTAATGTTAGAGGAAATATAGTGGCAAATCATATAAGACAACAAATACGAGAATATTTTGGTACTACTTTAACTGGATTATCAACAACTGGTTCTAATGTCTATGAATCAAGAATCTATCCAATAGAAAACTCTAAGTTACCAGCATTGGTTATATATACAAAGTCAGAAACATCAGAACCTATTGTTATAGGTACTGACAGAGTTATGAGTAGAGAATTATCAGTAGTGGTAGAAGGATATGCAAAAGCCACTAGTGACTTTGATGATACGATTGATACAATAAGTAAAGAAGTTGAAGAAGCAATAGCTGCTGACAGGACTCTTGATGGTAAGGCAAAAGACACTTACCTTGAATCAACTGAAATAGAGTTTAATGGTGAAGGTGAAAAACCACTAGGATATGTGAGTTTAACCTTTTTAACTAATTACTATGTTCAGGAAACTAATCCTGATGTAGCAGTATAATAGGAGATAATTATGAAATTAATTAGTCCAAATGGTAAAGTTTCTATAATAGCTCATCCCTCAAAAGTTGAGTCATTAAAGAATATGGGTTGGAAAGAAGAAGCAGTCCAGTCGAAAGACAAAATTAAATCTTCTTCTAAGAAAAAGTCGAAAGACGAGGTAGAAAATGGCAACACATAAAGGAAGTGAAGGAACTGTTAAAGTCGGTTCAAATGCTGTAGCTGAAATTAGGTCTTACTCAATCGAAGAATCTGCTGATACTTTAGAAGATACTTCAATGGGTGATTCTGCTAGAACTTATAAATCATCATTGACTTCTTTCTCAGGAAGTTTAGATGTATTTTGGGATGAGACTGATACTTCAGGTCAAGGTGCTTTAACTATTGGCTCAGAAGTAACACTTAATGTATATCCTGAAGGCGATGCATCAGGTGATACTTATTATACTGGTACAGCTATTGTTACTGGTGTTTCAAGAAGTGCATCATTTGATGGATTAGTTGAAGCAAGTGTTTCAGTACAAGGTACTGGTGCATTGACATCAACAACAGTATAAGACGATGTCAGTAATAGATAACGCAAAAAAGCATTTTGCAGAGCAGGATGTAAAAGTAATCGAAGTGCCTGAATGGGGTGAAGATGATAAACCTCTAAGAATATTCAGTAAGCCATTGACGTTAGCTGAAACTTCTAAACTTTATAAAATGAGTAAAGAAGATGATTTAACGATGATGGCTTATGTTCTTATATACAAAGCATTAGATGAGAATGGAGATAAGTTATTTGATTTAGGTGATAAAAATGCCTTATTAAATAGCGTTGATAGAGAAGTATTAGTAAGCGTTGCTACAAAAATCATGGGTCAAGAACCCATCGAGGAAACGAAAAAAAACTAATAAAGGATACTAATTTATATGTGCAATATGCACTAGCTGAAAAACTTGGAAAGACCTTAGAGGAACTCCAACAAATTAGTGTCCAAGAATATCAAGGATGGATAGCTTACTTAGAGTTAGCTGAAGAGAAAAGACAACATGGCAAATAAAAAAGTAAAGTTTGAATTAACCGCAGTTGATAAAACCAAAGCAGCATTTGATAAGGTTACTAAAGGTCTTAAAAGTGTTGGCTCTGTAGCTACTGGTGCATCTAAAGGTGTTGCTGGTATAGGGTTAGCTGCTGCTGCTTCTGCAACAGCATTAGCAGTATTGGTTGATAAATCATTTCAAGCTGTAGACGCTATTGGAAAAACATCAACTCAGACAGGTATAGCTACAGATACATTACAAGCATTTCATTTAGCTGCTAGAGAATCAGGCACTACTATAGAAGGTGCTAATACAGCTTTAATTAAATTTGCAAGAAGTGTTGGTGATGCTCAAAGAGGTGTAAAAACTCAATCAGATATATTTAAAGATTTAGGTGTTGAGTTAAGAAATGCTAATGGCTCTATGAAATCATTTGATGAGATACTAGAAGAAACAGCAAAAGGTGTAACACAACTTGGAGACCAAACAGCAAGAGCAACAGCTTTAGCCAACTTATTTGGTAGACAAGGTGTTGTATTAACTGGTGCTATCAATGATTTATCTGAAAGCGGTCTAAAGAATTTTATTACAAGAGCTAAAGAGTTAGGCATTGTTTTAAGTGAAAAAGTAATAAGAAGAACAGAAGAATTTAATGATGCTGTAGGCGTTATTAAGATGCAACTAGGTTCTTTTGTTAATAATATAACCACATCATTCTTGCCAGTATTTGAAAAAATGCAAAAATTTATAGCTGAAAAGATACAAAAAATTGTAGATGAAGCTGGTGGTATGGATAAATTAGGTGCAAAAATTGCAAAATCTATTATTGAATTTGTTGCTGTTGGTATAGAAAAACTTGGTATATTTAGAGATGAATTTTCTGCTACTTTTAAAAAGATACAAGTTAAGGTTTTAGAAACATCTAATCATTTTATTAAATTTCAACAAGCCATATTAAGCATAATGCCTAAAAAGTTTGCTGGAGAAATAGGGGATTTAGAGCTTCTACTACTAAAAAATGATGTTGCAATAAAAGATTTACAAAATAGTACTACCAATTATGGAAAAGAAGCTAAAGTAACAGCAGATGGTATAAGAAAATATAAAGATGATGTAGATGAATTAATTGGTTCTCAAGATGATGCTACAGACTCTAGTAATGGACTTGCATTAGCAACAGATAATATTGGCAAAAGTTTAACGAATATACAAAGTCCAATAGATATGTTTAAGCAACAATTAAAAGATACAGAAAAATCATTAGATAGTATTGCAGTAAATTCTATGAAGAAATTTGAAGATTCTATTGTTAATGGACTTAAGACTGGTAAGTTGGCATTTCAAGACTTTGCAACTTATGTTGTAGAGCAACTAATAAGAGTAGCTATACAACAGATAGTAGTAGCAAAATTATTAGACCCATTTAGAACTTTTATAGATGATGTCTTTAATGTTGGTGATATTGTAAAAGGAAGCTCTAAAACTTTAGAAGCACCACAAAATATATTAGAAGGATTAATGCCTGAAATATCACTTGATGGCGGTGGTTATACGGGAATGGGTGCAAGAGCAGGTGGTATAGATGGAAGGGGTGGTTTTCCAGCAATACTACATCCAAATGAAACTGTTATAGACCATACCAAAGGACAAGGTATGGGTGCTACAGTAAACTTCAACATATCAACAGTTGATGCTGCTGGATTTGACCAGTTATTATCATCAAGAAAAGGACTTATAACACAAATAATTAACAATGCCATGAATACTCAAGGCAAAATGGGGATAGTATAATGTCAGGAACTTTTCCAACAGACCCAAATTTTAAAGCCTTACAATTCAAAGACAATAGACCTATATTATTGAATCAAACTTTATCAGGCAAAAAGTCAGCAAGACAAATAGGTGCACAATACTTTTCCTTTACAGTGCAAATGCCACCAGTTGACCAATTAAAAGCACAGGAAATATTTGCATTTCTATCTAAACAAAAAGGTGGCTATGAAAACTTTGATATAACTGCACCACTAAACAACAAAGGAACTAGTCATAGTGAAACTGATATTCTTGTTAATGGTGCAACTTCAGCAGGTGCAAGTGCTGTACCTATGGATGGTTTTTCACATACTAATCATGCATTAAGAGCAGGTGACTTAATACAATTTGCAAGTCATTCAAAGGTTTATATGGTGCAGGATGAAGTAACTGCATCAGGCGGTGCTGCAACTGTTAATATCTTGCCTAACTTAGTATCTGCTCTAGCGGATAATGAAGCTGTAACTGTTAATAAACCTCTTTTTAAGGTTTATCTTGAAAATGATGAAATAATGTATTCAACAGATGCAAGTGGTTTTTACAGTATTTCATTTGATGTTAGAGAGGTTATTGAGTAATGCCAAGAAGCTTATCAACAGATTTACAAACACAAGTCTCAGCACAACAAACCAAAACAGCATTTCTTGTTGAATTAGGCTTATCTACAACGATAAGACTGACTGATTGGTATTCAGATGTTACTTATGATTCTAACTCTTATGAGGCTGGTGGTTCTTTTCTAACTGTAGATTCAGTTACAGAAACAGGTCAATTACAGATAGATGAAATCAATCTTGGTTTTTCAAATGTTACTGACCAAGTAAGAAGTTTAGTTCAAAGCGGTGCATTTACAGATAAAACAGTGGAGATATATTTAGCTTATTTTAATGAAAATGAAACTTTGGTAGGTGCTATAAATTATTTTACTGGTCAAATTAGAAGCATATCTATTTCAGAAAGTATAGATAATTCAATTATTTCTATGACCGTTGCTTCACATTGGGCAAATTGGAATTTAACAAAAGGTAGACATTATTCAGATGAATCTCAACAAGCAGAATATTCAGGTGATAGAGGTTTGGAATTTGCCACACAAGTAAAATCAGATGTAAGGTGGGGTTCATAAATGTTAAACGCTATTTTTAATTTTTTTAGAGAGATTGGCGGTGCAGTAGTTACAGCATGGAGTGAAGCTAAGACCTTAGAAAGAATAAACATGGTCTTCATGGCTGTTACCACTGCTGTAGGTGTTAAAGGCTTCTTACAAGCAAGGCAAATGCTGTCAAAAGGTCAAGACATCATGGCTAACAAGACTGCTGCTGGTGGTAAGATACCAGTCATCTATGGAACAAGAAGAGTGGGTTGTCAGGTTGTTTACATGGATACAGCACAAAACAGGTCAAAGGACTTGTTTGTTGTTTATGCAATATCAGTTGGTGAATGTTCAGAGATTGTTCCATCATCAATAGAAATAGATGGCAATAGTATTCTTGATGGAAATATTTACAAAGGCGGTGGATATGTAGGTTCGGATAGAAATGGTCAAACTGGATTTAGTCATCATCAACCATTAAATACTGCATCTCAAGTTGGTGATGTTCAATACTCAAACGCAGGTACTTTAGGTACTAATCCAGCATTAAGATATTCTTTTGTATTTAACTTGCATCATGGTGCAGACAGTCAAACAGCAGACCCTATGCTAAGAGCATCCATACCTACTGAATGGACTACAAATCATAAGTTAAATGGTATCTGTTACATAGCAGCAGCTTTTGATTACGATAAAAAGGGTATGTATAAAGGCGTACCACAAATAACAGTACAAGTTAAAGGTAAGAAAGTTTACGACCCAAGAGATACAGGTCAGACTTTTGGCGATGCTTCTACCTATCAATGGTCAAGCAATCCAGCTCTTTGTTTTCTTGATTACATTATTGATGATTCTTATGGTAAAGGTTTAGCAGAATCACAAATCAATATGACTACTATTGGTACTGCTGCTGATATATGTGACGTTAAAGTAGAACAACCTTACTATAATGATGATTATCAAGATGCCACTTGGAGTGGTGATTCAGGTGATGATTTTATTGTTATAAATGACAATTCTGATTGGTGGCAAAACAAAGTAGATGAAGTTATAGATATTAGAGATGCTAGTGATACTTTAATTTTTGATGGCGTAGATATTAAAGGTAATACACGTTATGAGTTTTATGATGCTACTCAAGAGAATAGATTATATATAGACGATACTCTATCAAGCACCTACACAAATGAAGCTGGTAGTTTTAAAGCTAAAGTTAAAAGATTTCATTGCAATGGCTATATTGACACTAATAAAAATGTCATGGATAACGCTAAAGAATTACTTGCGAATATGCGAGGTATTCTTAATTACGTTAATGGTAAATATGAATTACAAATAGAAGATACAGGCTCTTCTACATTTAGTATTACTGATGACCATATTATCGCTGATGCTGGTATATCAGTTGATTATGGTAATAAAGATAAAAAAGCAAACAAAGTTGTTGTAGAGTTTTTTAATGCAAATAAGAAATACGAACTAGATACAGCTACAGTTTTACATGATGCTACACCTGAATACTATTCAGATGATGGTGAAGTATTAGAAATAAAAGCCGAGTTCCCTTATGTAACAGACCCATATATTGCTTATAACATGGGTAAGGCTATCTTAACTAGAAGTAGAAATCAGACCACTATGCAGTTCTTAGGAACTCCTGAGATGTATAAATTGAATGTAGGAGATATTGTTGACCTTACCTATGCAGGACTTGGTTTCTCAGGCAAGGTATGCAGAGTAGAAGCATTAGAGTTACAAGCAAATGGACTTGTATCTGTTAGCTTGATTGAATATTTTGATGTCTATACATGGGAAGTACCAGCTCAAGAATCAGTTGAGATATTAGCCAAGATACCAACCATAGGTGCTTTAAAACCACCACAGGCAAACAGTATTGTATTTACAGATACTGATGCTTCAGCAATTAATAGACCTACTTTAACTTGGACTGAGCCAACTGATTTTCCAGTAAGACAATATAGAGTAGATGTAGTTGATAGTTCAGCTAACAATGTTTTTAGTAAAATAGTAGATACACCTTCAGTTGATTTGGCTTTCTTACCCAAAGGCTCTAACTATGAAGCTAGTGTCACAGCTTTCAATGGTGTTGGAATTGAATCTAACGCATCTACTAAAACATTCACCATTGCAGACGACCCAGTTAAAACAACTGAAGTAGAAATGAATGGGGTTACTATGTCAACAGTTGAGACTTATGGAACTGTATCAGGCAAATCAGGTAACTTTGTTAATTTTACTAATAAGGTCAATTTTGAAGAAATAGCTGAATTTCAAGATGGTTTGCTCGTAGATGGTGGAAGTGTTCAATTTGAAAATCCAGTTACTTTTGTAGATGGTTTTGTTGGTCAGGGTATTTTTGATATTGGAAGTGGTGCAATAGAGTTTAGTTCTTATACACCATCACCAACAACAGATAGATTATATAGAGTAGGCAATGCCTTACATTATAGCGGTGAAGAGCTTGGTAGAGTATCT